TGTCTTGTACACTTTCTTCTTCAGAGTTCATAATTAAATATATCGTATAATACCTATATATTCTCAACGTAATACCAAGTAACCGCAACTCGTTTTTTACCTTTAGTAACTTCTTCTCCAGAATGAGGATAAGACCAATTAGAAGGAAAAATTAAACCATAACCTGGTTTTGGTTTTACTGTTAAATGAGGAAACATTGTTCCACCTCCACCTGTCGATTCTTTTAAATAAACTATAACAGAAATCTTTCTATGGTATTCTGGCAATCTAGGTTCTGTTGCTGCATCGTGGTGAAATGTGTAGTTTTGCCCTTTTGTATAATCTAGTGCTTGTATTCCTTCTCTCCAAGATTTAGTTCCCACAGCACCAGGAATAGGATAAAAACTAAAATTTGGATGAATCTTTTCCACTCTTCTTTTATATTCATCCAAACCTGAATTCATGCGTTCGTGCAATAAACAAGTCTCAGGGTCTTCATCTTTAAGATTAGCACCCATACTACTTCTAATAGTAGTGTTTACCTTTGAATCTTCACCTATGCCACCAAAGACAGTATTATTATAAAATTCTAATCCATCAATATATTTGTTTACTTTTTTAAGATCAGAGGTATTAAGAATCTTAATTACTTGTATCAACTCATTCATCTAGTTATCCATCTAGTTTAATTATTATAGCATACTATGAAGGTTTTGTCGGCCAACTAGAATGTGTGAAGTCATCTGCCAATGCCTTTGCAGTTAAACCACTATCTGCTGCTATGGTTGCTGGAATATCCCTTAATGCTTGACGATATGTTACCCACTCAGTTTTCTTACTAGAAGATAATGGAGAATCACTACCCTGAGTCCAATCAGATTGACTTAGCATAATATTTCTATAATTCTTTACTTCATTCAAATGATTCCTAGATGCTTCATAAGCATTTGCTTGAGCAGTTTTCTCAGAAGCATGATCTGTAATTGCCTGTGAATATATTCCTAAACTGGTAATCTTATCATTTCCCTTCTCTGCTTCTGGTCTATATTCAATAACACCTTCACCACCATTCTTTTCACTATCCCATTCAACTGCCCATACATTAGAAGGTATCCATGAAATATCGGTGTGTGTAAATTTAACAGCCTCGTTATCCAAGATAATCATATTATCTTCGGCAACAATAGTTAACTTAGTCATTTTCTACACCTCCACTTATGTTTTTCATTTCTCTTGGTTGACTTAATTTCTGGTTCAATTCTTCTTTATATATCTCTTGTGCCTGTAAACTTACCTTTACAGATTCATTTCTAAAAGATTCTATAGCAGCACCAGTTTGTCTTTGCATTTGTGTATTTTCAATCAACATCATAGGAACCCACTTAACAGCACAGTCCCATTCGTCAACTTCTTCACCTGTTTGAGGATTCATACCACGAACTTGAGTGAACCAAGCACATTCTAATCCAATACAATCTTTATTAATCAATGGGCAGAATTTACCTGCTTCAAGTTTCATTATATTAATTCTTTGTGCATATTATAACATCAACATACTGAACTGCCAAGTCCAAAGAACCTGAACTACTGACACTAACAGTATCACTATCAGATCCAGAGAAAGATGCACCACTATGTTGGTGATTTCCTAATGGATGTAAGTATATTGCGTGATGGTGAGATTGGTTTGAACCAGTGCTACCAACATTAGGAGTTCCTGAAGAACCAGCATTTAAAGTATCACTAATACCATATTGTCCACCCGAAGTTCCAAGAGGAGCATGATATGAGTGAGCGTGTGCTGCTACTTCTCCACTGTACATAACGTGCGAATCTGTTATCACATTAAGATATTGAGTTGTAGTAGGATTACCAGTATTTCCTGTAGTACCACTAATACTAATACTAGCAGTTCCAGATCCACTAACACTTAAAGATCTACTAGCAAACATACTGGTAAATGCATTACTACCACCAGAACCGCCACCAGATCCACTCACAACTCTGAGTGCTTTGTTATTATGTGATGTTACCTTAGTCCATCCAGTAGGGGCAGATGATTGATAGAATAACATAGTTGATCCTGAAGGAACACCAGCAGAACCAGTTGGACCACTTGGACCTGTAGGACCACTTGGACCTGTAGGTCCTGTAGGACCAGTTCCGCCTGGACCAGTTGGACCTGGAGGACCATCTCCACCAGTAGGACCTGGAGGACCATCGCCACCTGTAGGACCACTAGGACCTGTTCCACCATCATTTCCATCTGCTCCATCATTTCCAGAAGGACCTGGAGGACCAGCAGGACCAGTTCCGCCTGGACCAGTTGGACCTGGAGGACCATCTCCACCAGTAGGACCAGCAGGACCAGTAGGACCAGTTCCACCATCATTTCCATCAGCACCATCAGAACCAGAAGGACCAGTAGGACCAGTTCCACCTGAAGGACCAGTTGGACCAGTTGGACCAGTTGGACCTGTAGGTCCTGTAGGACCTGGAGGACCAGAAGGACCTAGATCTGATATAGAAATAGTTCCTTTCATAGAACTATGATATTGGCAAATATAATAAAGAGTACTTGGTGCGTCAGATGCAACATTCCAAGTTATAGTTCCTGATTGAGTACCGTTATTAGTTACCCCTGTAGTATATTGATTACCAGTTCCAGTAGTTTGAGAGGTTTTAATATAGAATGGATGTCCACTTGCATTTACAGTAAAAGTATAACTTAAACCTCTTAATAAAGTTATTGTTGGATTACTGCATACAGCATCAACGCAGTAAGAACCAGATCCATTATTTGTTATATTATAATTTCTTGCTCCAGCAGGACCAGTTGGACCTGATGGACCTGTTGGTCCAGTAGGACCTGTAGGACCAGTTGGACCTGTGCCACCATCACTTCCATCAGCACCGTCATTTCCAGCAGGACCAGTAGGACCAGTAGGACCAGTAGGACCAGTTCCACCTGAAGGACCAGTTCCACCATCACTTCCATCAGCACCAGCAGGACCAGTTGGACCTGGAGGACCAGCAGGACCAGTTCCACCCGAACCACCTGTAGGACCAGTTGGACCTGATGGACCTGTGGGACCACTAGGACCTGTGGGACCAGGAGCACCTTGCGGACCACTACTTGGAACTCGATCCCAAGCGTATCCATTCCACTTCCAAATTACCCCATTTTCCGTATGGGTATCATTAAGGGATGGACTGTTTGGAAAATCGAATGCTGCCATATTATTAATCTTCCGTTATCGCTACAAAATTATATGAAAGAGCATTAGTATTTGAACCTATTTGTGGAGGAATCAGTACACTAATTTTTGATCCATTAAGCATCATAAGTTCCATTGGAAAAGAACCTCCATAAGAACCATATGCGTAATTTGATGTATTCTCATCATTCCTCTGCACCGCAAGAGATTTACCTGCAGTGAAATTTCCTTGTGATGATATATAAATTGTATCAAGGTCTTGTCCACCATTATGATTAGGATTAGAGGATGGACCAATAGATACCCCAAGTTCACCAGGATGAGTATTTCCTACTTTAAAGAAATTCCATACTATCCTTACATTTTTACCAGTACTGTTGGTATAAAGGACTTGAGTGTGAGATGCTCCAGTTCCCTGTAATACTCCGTTATATACTGTTGCTGCCATAATTTTAAATTACCTGTTTACTATTTAGAAGGACATATTCCAATTTTGTGTTGTAAATAATCCACCTCCACCAGGAGATCCAGCAGGACCTTGAGAAACTGCTACCCACTGATCACTATTACCATCATTATAATAAACATATAGATGTCCCGTATCACTTTCCCACCATAAATCACCTGCAGTTGAAGGACCACTTGGGGCTGAAGTTCCGATATCTAGTCCAGCAACACCTTGGGGACCAGAAGGACCAGAAGGACCCGTAGGACCAGCAGGACCAGCAGGACCAGTAGGACCCGTAGGACCAGCAGGACCATTACTTCCATCAGCACCATCATTTCCATCAGAACCAGAAGGACCAGTCGGACCTGGAGGACCTGAACCACCCGATCCACCAGTAGGACCTGTAGGTCCAGAAGGACCAGTTGGACCAGCAGGACCAGTTGGACCAGTACCACCATCAGAACCATCAGAACCATCAGCACCAGCAGGACCAGTTGGACCAGCAGGACCCGTAGGACCAGCAGGACCATTACCTACTATAGTTACCCAATCGCCACCTTTTCGTATCTTAACCGACATTAATGACCCTGATTACCTGCATGAACACCAATTACATTATGAATATAATTATTTGCTCCTTTATTATAACTGAAGTAAGCTCCTCCAGCTCTGTTATTGGAACAATCAACGTTACTAATACTTATTCTATCATATTTTGCATTATTACTAAACTTAATACCCCAATTTTGAGGAGTACTATTAGTAGTATTTGAACCGTCAGTTGTTCCCATCATATCACTTCCCCCACATTGTCCACCCATAATAGTTATATCTGATTGATTAAGACTAGAACTGTCAACTATGTGAATACCATCATAAGTACCATTACTACTAGCACTATTATAACAAACCTGTGGATTGGTTATAAAAATCTTTTTATGCATATCAGATCCAATCAATATTCCATGTTCATAATTACCTCTACAATCTGCATCATTTATCCTTAATACACCTGTAAAGGTATAAGTAGTTCTTAAACCATTTTTCCTGTTACTACTTATATACGGGTTATTAATCCAAATGAAACTACCACCAGCAATCTCAATACCAACATCTTGATTAGTGTCAAAATCACAATCATTTATTCTAAAGAATGAACCAGGATTACCTGTTGATCCACTAGGAACAGTTGAATCCATTAATAATCCTTTATTACATCTAAGAACAGCACAATTAAGAAACCATATTGAATTTACAAAATCCTTAACCCATAATCCATTTGCGTGTGTATGTGGACTTCCACTAATCACACCATCAATAATGACATTCTCACATCTTATCTGATCAACTCTTTCCGATCCACCAGCAGAAGCAGAGAATAACATTCCAAAAGAACCACCTTCATTTACAATATCTCTAATCTCTATATCTCTAAATGTTGATATGGAATGCCCATCCATCTTAATAGCACCAAATTGTCTTCGGATATAAATCCTATCCATTCTAATCTGTTGAGTGTTTGAATTAGAATAGCAATGAATAGCATTTCCACCAGTCCTCTGCTCACCATCTTTATGATCAAATGATAGATTAGATAAAGTTACATTTCTTACATTTGTTATTTTAATTATATCACTACCAGCATCAGTAGATCTTAGCAAAGTACCTTCAGCATCAGCAGCACTAATCCTATAGTTCTGAGTTGAACCGATAATGCTTATATTTCCACCGTCACCAACATTAGGAGATCCAGTATTTTGTATGTTTATTGTACCAGTTATATCATAAGTTCCTGTAGGAATATAAACCATTCCTCCTGTAGTTGCTAATGATGCAATAGCATTTTCAATACCAGTTCTATTTGTAGCACCACTAGCAGATGGAAGTGCTCCAAAATCTGCAACATTGACCATAGGCAATCCAGTTGCAGGAGCATTTGTAAATTCTACAGCAGTTGCACTACTATTGACTTTTAGATACTTATTACTACTGGAACTATAATTTGCAGGTGTATCAGATAAAGTAATAAAAGAACCACTACTACTATATGTCGCTGTAGATCCAACAGTAAAGGTTATATCTGTACTCTGACCCATACCACAAATCAAAATATGAGCCGCAGATACTGAATATGTTGGTGTAGGATATCCTATTGATGCTCCACTAGCATGTTGAGTCCAATTCTGCCCATCAGGTGAAGTCCAAAGTCTAGGACCACTACTCGTAACAGTACTAGTAGAATCAACACCTATAGTCCATGTAGTTACTGCACCCGTATTTAATGCAAACATATGAAGAGAATCACCACCAGCACCACCATTTAAGGTTGTCCTTCGTGATCCACCCCAAAGACTACCATTAGTAGTATTTGTGGAATAAGAATGAGTCTTGCCAGCAGCACCACTACAAAATTCATTATTGTTAGTATCAGTATTATTATGAACTCCCCATCTAATAGTTGCAGTTGTTGGAGATGCAGTAAATTCTAAACCATTTCCAGCAGCATTAACTTTAATAAATTCTCCAGCACTTCCTAAACTAGCAGGAGTATCTGTTAGATCTGGAAAATCAGTTGCACCAGCAGTAACAGTTGTTTGTAAAATCCAAGATGTGCCATCCCACTTCCAAGTCAACCCATTATGAGTATGAGTATCATTGAGACTAGGACTAGCAGGAAAATCTATTGCCATATTATTCGTCTATAACTATTATATTCCACCCTAGTATATTGGATGATGTATCACATGTTATTGAAAAAGTTTGTCCGTTGGATATGTAACCCTCTAATGGAATTGGTGGTTCAGTCTGTCTTCCAGTTGGTGTGGATTCATCCCAAGCACCATGAAATGCCATATGATTACTTCCATACTGAGAATTATTATTAGAACCATTATAACCAGAATGAGCCATATTCAAACCATAATGAACACGAACTGTTCCACTTAAGATCGGCAATGATAAACTACCATATGTAATAGTAGTAGGATGGTCAGACTGATTTGTATTATTTTTTGCACTAAGCCAATAAACCATTACTCTCTGATTACCACCAGAACTATTGGTATGAGTTAAGTTTCCTGCTCCGTTGTAAACTGTTGCTGCCATAATTTTCTACTCCTTAATACTATTTATCTTCCCATTGGAATATTCCAATTACTTTGAAATGGACCACTACTATTATTATTTACACCTCTACCTGAAGCATCAACCCACTGAGAACTATTAGCGTCCTCATAATATACAAGCAATCTACCATTTTGTGAATCCCACCAAAGATCACCATCACTAGGAGAACTAGGTGCAGTATCGGATGTAGTTACATTAGCACCAGATCCAGGAGGACCAGTTGGACCAGTATTACCACTTGGACCAGAAGGACCAGAAGGACCAGGTGGACCAGGAGGACCACCACTAGGACCAGTTGGTCCAGTTGGACCTGTAGGACCTGGAGGTCCATCTCCACCAATAATTTTTGTAGGTGAAGATTCATATACTATAAGAACACCACCAAATACACTAGGTGCTAATGGAGTTGTTCCATCATTACCTAACCATGTTGCTTTGAATCCTGTTGTTGTCTTATTTGTTATACTAACACTATGAGTATCATACTGTTCTCTTTCCGATAATACATAATAGTTTGCATCACCTAAAGCACTACTGAAGGTGAATAACATTTCACCATTAGAACTATTATAAGCACCCCATGTCATATTAGTGCCTGTGCCAGCAGTATCAGCACTAACTTTAGCGTATGCTGAAGGAAGAATTTGTGTAGTAGAAGGTGTAGAACCAGTAGGACCAGTTGGACCAGCAGGACCAGTTGGACCAGCAGGACCAGCAGGACCTGTGGGACCAGCAGCACCAGTAGATTGAATAGTCCAAACAGTTCCATCCCACTTCCATGTAAAACCGTTCTCGGTGTGGGTATCGTTGGTTGAAGGACTATTTGGAAAATTTACTGCCATTTTGATATTTAGAAGACTCCATCACCATGAATGTTCCATGTATTATTACCAATATAAGTTAATGTAATCAAAGAATATCCAGCTATTTGTCTATTACCTGTAGAAGATGTAGAACCTGAAACTGGAGTTTGATCAGCAGTTAAAGTGCTTGGATAAGCTCTACCAGCACCCCATATAATTCTTACAGCACCACCAGCACCATGACCACCTCTACCAGCGTTATTATAACCTGAACTACCCATTCCACCACCTCCACCATATCCACCACCAGCACCAGCTTGTCCTGTTACCATAGGAGAACCAGCATCAGGAAAACCACCTTCACCATTAGAACCGCCTGATCCTCCTGGTCCACCTTCAGCATTACCAACAATAGCACTACCATTAGACCCTTGACCAAGTATACCTACTCCTCCACCACCACCAGCACCACCACTTACACTACTACCAGTTCCTCCTGCTGCACCACCACCAACACCTGAAGTAGCACTTACTGAACCACCCGATCCAGTACCACCATTTCCACCATCACCAGTATATCCACCAGCTCCACCGCCACCTGCACAACCACTACCATATCCATTGCCAAGTCCTCCATCACCACCACCATCACCAACATATGTTGCCTTACCTCCAGTAAATCCACCAACTCCACCACCTTCTGCTTTAAGTGTAGCTGTGTTTATAAAATAAGAATGAGTACCTACAGTTCCATCACCACCCAAACTACTCTCTTGTCTACTACCACCGTCACCCACTACTACTGCGTATGTTTGACCTGGTGTTACTGGAATATTATTCTTCCATCCAAGTGCTCCACCACTTCCAGCATAGAAACCAAATCCTAGACCTCCAGGTGTAGTAGTTGATCGAACGTTTCCACCACCACCTCCTCCACCAACAACAACAGCAGAAACTACTGATACACCAAGAGGACATGTCCAACTATATGATCCTGTTGTTATAAATGCTTCCTGACCCACAGCAGTGCTAGATGAAGAATTAACTCCTCCTCCCCAATAAACAGTAGTGGCAGCAGTAGTAACTGTTATGTAATCAGCAGTACCATTTTGTATTCTAACCTCATCACCAAAACTTAAAGAAGAAGATAAATCAGGAATTCCAAGTTGTAAATTCGTACCACTACTTGGAGATGTCATTTTAATAACATTTCCAATATCACTTGCTTGTAAATTATAAGCGTTGATTTTATTGGTAAATGATGTGAATCTTTGAGATCCTGCAGGACCTGTAGGACCTGTAGGACCATCAGGACCAGTTGGACCTGTAGGACCAGTTGGACCTGTAGGACCAGTTGGACCAGTTGGACCAGTTGGACCATCAGGTCCTACTCCTACACCACTAGAACTAACCCACTGTGAACTATCAGCATCTTGGTAATAAACATTTAATCGTCCATTAACAGAATCCCACCAAAGATCACCATCACTAGGATTACTTGGTGCAGTATCAGATGTTTCTACACTAGTACCGCCGCCACCAGATCCAGGAGGACCTGCTGGACCTGTAGGACCTGGAGAACCTGCAGGACCAGATGGACCTGGAGGACCAGCAGGACCAGCAGGACCAGGTCCACCACCAGCACCAGAGTCCATATCATACCATAAATCTCCATCACATACACTCCAACTACCACCATTAGCAGTAGTAGGATCATCATTCTGAGTAAATCTATTTCCGAAAGCGTTACTTGTCGATCCAATACCAATTGTATTGTTATTAACTACAAAGATCGGACTTTCACAACTCCGTTCTACACCAGGAGTTCTATATTGCTTTACACTATCAATAGTTCCTGTATTACCTGGACCTGTAGGACCTGGAGGACCATCGGGACCAGTTGGACCTGTAGGACCAGCAGGACCTGTGGGACCAAGACCACCCGATCCACCTGTAGGACCTGGAGGACCAGAAGGACCTTGAGGACCAGTTGGACCACCAATACCTGGAGTACCTTGAGGACCTGGTCCACCATCTGCACCAGCAGGACCAGTTGGACCTGGAGGACCACCAGCAGGACCAGGAGGACCAGAAGGACCAGTTGGACCATCAGGACCAGCAGGACCTGTTAAACCTGGAGCACCAGCAGGACCAGTAGGACCTGGAGCACCTGGATCAGGAATTCTTCTCCAAACAAATCCATCCCATCTCCAAAGAGAGTTATTGTAGGAATAATCTTGACCTACATTAGGATTAGATGGAAAATCAATTCTTGACATGCTGTATTAATATACCTCTTTATTTATTTTAAGACTTCATGATGTAACATAGTGCATAATAAGGAGGAAGATTCTTATTCGTTCCTGTAACACCTGCCGAACCAATTGTAGTGCTACCACTTACACCTGAACCACCAGATCCAGTTGTACCAGATATACTTGCAGTTCCACTACCAGTTGTACCTGAGATTGAGATTGATACTGAACCAGATATACTTGCCGTACCCGATCCTGTAGTACCTGAAATACTAACACTTGAACTATCAGCAGAACCACTAACATTAGCAGTTGCACCCCAAGTTGGAGAGTTAGTAACACTACCCCAAATTGTTTGAGAACCTGAATTACCAGCCACTTGATTCTGTGCTGGAATAGCAGATGTATGTTGGTGAGCAGAGTCACTTAAACTTAAGTTGTG